TTGACGCAAGGGCTGCTGATAACGCTGCGTTTGACTGGATTCCTCCAGATGATACGACCTCTTACAAGTGGGTTTGTGAGCAATGGGACCGCAGGTTGACTTCGCCTAATCGAGCGACAATATCTGCGACGTTCAGACAGGTGTTTGAGCCTTAAACTACAACCAAGAGGATTTCACCATGAGCACCATCGTCACTAGAGCTGGCAAAGGTTCACCACTCACTCACACCGAAGTTGATGCCAACTTCACCAACCTCAATGCAGATAAAGCTGGTTACGTAGCGGGCGAAGGCGGCACAGTAACGCAGGCCACCAGCAAAAGCACAGGCGTCACGCTTAGCAAAAAGTGCGGTCAAATCACAATGAACGCAGCAGCGCTTGCTGCTGACACAACCGTGACTTTCACGCTGACCAACACCGAGGTCGTTGCTACCGACATCATTATTCTCAACCATGTCAGCGGAGGCACTGCTGGGGCGTATCTACTGAACGCTCAGGCTGGATCGGGTTCCGCAAGCATCAATGTCCGCAACATTACTAGCGGATCATTATCGGAAGCAATCGTAATTGGCTTTGCGATTATTAAAGCTGTAGTTAGCTGAACATGGCTTACGTTGTCTCCGGTTACTGGGATGTCGGTTATACCGACACCGAATCCAGTGCGGCGATAACTGGCGAGCTGCAGGGAATCAATCCGACTGCGATCATTGAGCTATTTCAGCTCGAACTGAACGCTGCTCAGCATGGTGTAAATCAGACTTACTATTTCCACAACGGCACTAAACAAAATTCTGGCAACAATTTAGTATTTGGTGGCACGACTTATACGGCGTTGCCTATTGAAGCCGATGGCTTTGCGTACTCTGGTCAAGGTAGTTTGCCAAGGCCAACGCTAAGGGTTAGCAACATCCTCAGCACAATTACGGCTCTGCTGGTGACACTGCCGAACGGCTTGGAAGGCGCAAAAGTTACGCGGCTTCGTACGTTGGCGCGTTACATTGATGATGCGAATTTTCCTAGTGGGAATCCTTACGGCACGCCCGATTCAACTGCTTTGTTCCCGTTAGAAGTTTATTACGTTGACCGCAAGTCAACCGAAAATCGGAATCTAGTCGAGTTTGAGCTGGCCAGCGCTTTTGACCTTGCAGGTGTTCGCGCACCTAAGCGTCAGTGCATCAGCCGTTGTCAGTGGGTGTACCGATCTGCAGAGTGCGGTTACACAGGCACCAACTATTTTGACGCCAATGATAATCCTGTTGTAAATACATCTGAGGATGTTTGCGGCAAGAAGCAGAGTAGCTGCGAAGCTAGATTTGGTGAGAATAACGAGCTGCCATTCGGCGGCTATCCCGGCATTGGTACTTTCTTCGCATGACCTGGCGCGACGCTGCTTTACAAGACGCTAAGGACCGCGATCCTTGGGAGTCGGTTGGTTTGGTCGTTGTCGTTAAAGGCCGTAAACGATATTGGCCATGCCGCAACATGGCGCACAACATGGAAAGCATGTTCGTGCTGAATCCTGAGGATTACGCTGCTGCATCAGATGCTGGTGAAATTGTCGGCATTGTTCACAGCCATCCGCATACCGCACCAGTTCCTAGCGAAGCCGATCGAGTTTCAGCGGAAAAGCACGGACTCCCTTGGTACATTGTTAACCCACGAATTGAAACCTGGGGCGAATACTGCCCTTGCGGCTACAAGGCTCCTTTAATTGGTAGGCAATGGACTTGGGCTGTCAACGATTGCTGGACTTTGGCGCGTGATTGGTACGCAGAACAAGGAATCATGCTGCGCGATTGGGATCGTCCGGCAACACCAGAATTGTTCATGAATGCGCCGATGTTTGACGGTGCCTGGGCTGCAACAGGATTCCGCCAGTTGGCCGAAAATGAACCACTGGAGCGTGGCGACTTGCTGCTAATGCAGATCAACGGTAAAGGCTTGAATCACTGCGCCGTATTCATCGGTGATGGCATGGTGCTACATCACCTTGCGGGGCGGTTGAGCAGTAGAGATATTTACGGTGGCTGGCTACAATCGGTGACAGGGAGGCGGCTGCGTCATGTTGCGTAAGGTCAGGCTTTACGGGCAGCTTGCCAAGTTCGTCGGTCGAACTGTATTAGAAGCAGACTTGAGCACTACAGCAGAAGTAGTGCGAATGTTAATTGCAAATTTCCCCGCATTAGAAGAACACATGGCTGATCAGCATTACAGAGTGCTGGTGGGCGAACGTGCATTGACGCTGGACGAGTTGCATTTCCCTGTTGGGCAGGAAGAGATCAAAATCGTTCCAGTGGTTGTCGGTGCTGGTGGTAACGCTGGTTTGACTATCCTTGCCGGTGTTGCACTAATTGCTCTGTCAGCCGTAAGTTTTGGCGCTGGTGGTGCATTCGCTGGTGCATTTGGCGTTACAGGCATCGCAGCTGGCGGCGCTGCTTGGGGATCGTCTGCGTTGTTTTTTATTGGCGCAGGTCTTTTATTAACTGGTATTGCTCAGGCTATTTCCCCAGTACCTGCAACTCCGCAAGGCCCAAATACTGAACAGGATCCACGAAAGTCTCAATCGTATTCATTTTCCGGCGTACAAAATACAAGCCGTGGTGGCACGCCTGTTCCTATCGTTTACGGTAAGACTCTGACTGGCAGCGTTGTTATCTCTGCTGGCATCGACACCGTTCAGGTAAGGACATGACAACGATTATCGGTGCTGGCGGCGGCGGTGTCGGCGGTGGCAAAGGTGGCGGCGGCGGTGGTGGTGGCAGTAGCCGTTCACCTAGGACCACACCTGACTCCCTTGATTCAAGGCAGTACGCAAACGTCATCGATTTGATTTCAGAAGGCGAAATTGAAGGTTTAGTTGACGGAAACAAATCGATTTTTCTAAACAACACCCAGCTGGAAGGCGTAACTGGTGATTTTAACTTTGAAGACGTTACTGTTTACACCCGCAACGGTACGCAAAGTCAAGGGCACATCCCGTTAACGCCTGGAACGGAAAACGAGCGTGCAGTGAATCGCCCTGTTGCGCAACCAGTTCCGATCATAGAAAGCGTCACTGATGACGAAGTTGATGCAGTAAGAATCACCATTTCAATTCCATCGCTGCAAAAGATCGACAACGAAACCGGAGACACCGAAGGCACTTCTGTCCGGTTGAAAATCTATCTGCAGTATGCGAGTGCGGGCTTTATAGAGGTTGTCAACGATAGGATCAGTGGCCGCACTGCTGATCTATACCAAAAGGATTATTTGATTGAGCTAGATCGGCCAAATCCTACCGACAACGTAGATGTCAAAGTTGAGCGCATCACGGGCGATAGCAGCAACTCGCTGCTGACTAACGCTTTTAGCTGGACAAGCTTGACGGAAATCAAATGGGCAAAGCTTACTTATCCGAATAGCGCACTTGTCGGTTTGCGTGTTGATGCTGAGCAATTCAACAGCATCCCATCGCGCAAATACCTGATTAAAGGCATCAAGGTCAAGATCCCTAATGGCGTTACTGTTGACCCTGATAACGGCAGGATTATCTATCCGCAGAATTTTGTCTGGGACGGAACATTTGCTGCTGCAACATGGTGCGCCTGTCCAGCGTGGATTTTATGGGATTTGCTGACCAGCACACGATACGGTTTCGGCAACCATATTGACCTCTCTCAACTCGACAAGTGGGCGTTTTTTGCAGCGTCAAAATACAGCAACGAACTGGTTGATGACGGCTTTGGTGGAACGGAGGCTCGCTTTAGCTGCAACACCACGATTCAAACGGCTGAAGAATCCTTCAAGCTAGTCAATGACCTGCTGTCAGTCATGCGCTGCCAAGGCTTTTGGAGTGCAGGCAGTCTGACGATCGCGCAAGACGCACCACGTGATCCGGCTTATCTATTCACGATGGCCAATGTCACAGAAGATGGTTTTACGTATAGCGGCAGCAGTCTAAAAACCCGCCCCACCGTTGTTGTGGTCAGCTATCTCGATATTGACCTCAAAGATAAAGCCTACGAGGTAGTTGAAGATCATGATGGCATCGCAAAATACGGCGTGGTGCGTAAAGAGTTTGATGCGTTTGCCTGCACCAGTCGCGGTCAAGCAGCAAGGATAGGCAAGTGGATTTTGTACTCTGACAGATACGAGAAAGAAGTCGTCTCGTTTACGTCAAGCCTTGATGCTGGGCAGGTTGTCCGGCCTGGCATGGTGATTCAGATTGCTGATCCTGTTGTTGCTGGCGAACGCAAAGCAGGGCGAATCAGTGCTGCGACTAGCAATTCAATCACGGTTGATGACACAGCAAGCACCGACTTGAACTTTGGTTCAGGTAGCAAGCTGCACGTCATCTTGCCTGACGGCACAGCTGAAACCAAGGAAGTCAGCACCATTACCAGCGGTGTTATTACGGTCATTGGGGCGTTTAGCGCAACACCAAACGTCAACAGCATTTGGATGCTTGAAAGCCTTGGACTGGGCGCGA